CATTATTCCTATTATTGATCAAGATGAATTAATTCCACATCCAACACCTGTTACTCATCAGGCATGTTATACGGGAGTTCCAAAAAAATGCCCACCAGGTTGTGTTACCAACCCTGCTTATTGGTGTACAGTTGGTATTGAAGGTGGTCGTGAGAGTGCTAAAGGACACGCTCGTCAACATCAAGCTACTATTAAGACTGTTTTTATTAACGGAAGAAGAGCAGGTGTATTTGGAGATCCTTTTGGATATAACACAACAGCATATCCATGCAATTCAGTAGTAACTGGATGTAGTAAAAACGTTTTTTTAGGTTGTACTAGAGGTTAATGCAAAAAATTGAAATAAGTGATATAATTACCAATGTAAACAGAGAGGCATTTTAAATGGCAATTTACAAACAGTCATTGACTGGAAGTAGTATGATTGAGTCAACTCCAAAAAAGACTCGACAAGGAAAAGGAAAACACTCAAAGTATTCTGCTAGTAGCAGAAATGAGGCAAAAAAGCGTTATCGTGGACAAGGGCGATAAATATAATTGTATAAAGTCCTGATAGGGAGATGGCTTTAAAAAAAATAGGGGGTTCTAACTTAAAAAGATCGAGAAGTTTTAAAGACTTCTCGGTTAATTTTGCTAGAAATCCTTTCACTGACGATCTTTCTGTCGTACATAATGATAACTCCATTAAACAAGCAGTCAAAAACATAATTTTGACTTCTCCTGGAGAAAAACCGTTTCAACCGTTAGTCGGTTCGTCCGTAAACAGACTTTTATTTGAACCGCTGGATGCATTTACTGCAGATGCCGTTGCGGAAGAAATAAGGACGACAATCAATCAATATGAACCAAGAGTAAAACTTACTAAGGTAAATGTTACTCCAATCATTGAGGGAAATAAATTAAATGTATCACTTGAATATAAAATAGTTGGTTTACCCATTGTTGAAACAATAGAATTTGTTTTACAGAGACCAGAGTAATGCAACCAAATAACCTAACAGCATTAGATTTCGAAGATGTAAAATCTTCAATAAAGTCATATTTGAGAACTCGTAATGAGTTTACTGATTATGATTTTGATGGATCATCATTGTCGTATTTAATTGATTTATTAGCATATAACACGTATTATACCGCTTTTAATGCAAATATGGCATTAAATGAGGTATTTTTGCCTTCTGCTACAGTAAGGGATAATGTTGTTAATATTGCTAAGTTATTAAATTATGTGCCTAGATCTATTAGTGCATCTAAATCTTGCATTAAACTGAATTTAACAACGGATCAAACAAATGGGTCATATCCAACGTCAGTTACTTTGAAAAAGGGTGCTGTAGCATCAGGTGGTGCATATCTTTGGAATATTTTAAATGATATTACAGTTAGTGTAAATCAAACTACAGGTGAGGCTATACTTGATAAAGTTACCGTCTATGAGGGTTCTTTGGTTACTTTCTCATATATTGTTAATACATTTGGAAAGCAAACATATAAAGTTGCCTCAGAAGATGCTGATATTTCAACATTAGTTGTAAAAGTAAGACCAAATGAATCATCCACTCAATTTGACCTCTACAGTCGTGCAGAGACTGTTGCTACTGTAACACCCACAACTCGTTCGTATTTCTTGTCTGAGACCGAGGATATGAGGTATGAGATAAGATTTGGTGATGATAGTGTTGGTAGAGCAGTAAAAGACGGAGAGGTTGTTGATCTTGAGTATTTGGTTACATCAGGACCTGATGGTAATCAAGTTGGTAATTTTAGTTTTATTGGAAAAGTACAGGATAGTACTGGTAAAGTGTATCCTACTGCAAGTGTTAATTTAGTTACTAAGCAAAAATCTCAACAGGGAGATAAAGCAGAGAGTGTTGAATCTATTAAGTATAATGCACCAAGATATTATTCTGCTCAATATAGGGCAGTAACTGCTCAAGATTATGCAATTATTACTAAAAACATTTATGATAATGCAGATTCCGTAGTTGCATATGGTGGAGATGCATTAAATCCTCCTATTTACGGAAAAGTGTTTGTTGTTATTAAAACAAAAACAGGTTCAAATCTTAATGATGCAACTAAGAAGCAAATTGCTGCTGATTTGAGACCATATGCAATGGCATCTATCGATCCTGTTGTAACTGATCCTGATGATGTTTATATTAACGTAAACGTATTTGCACTATATGATACTGGTTGTGGATCAAATGCTACTGAAATTGAAACCGATATTAGTAAGGCAATTAGTGATTGGGGAATACAGACACAAATTAATAATTTTAATTCAACTTTTAGAGCACAACAACTTGAGAAGGCAATTACACTTTCTAATAAGTGTGTTACTGATACTTCACTTCAAACAACTATTTTGAAGTATATAAAACCAGATTCAAACCAAACAAACACATATTGTGTTTCTACAGGAGGTAATCTATATGATAGTGCTCCTAGTCAAGATGAAGGTGATGGAAGTTGTAAAAAGGAACCTGTAATCCTATCTGGTACATTTAGAACTGCTGATAGACCTGGTGTTGATCAACAGTTTGAGGATGATGGTTATGGAAACTTGAGAACGTTCTACAATACTGGTATTCGTAAAATTTATACCAGTGATGCTGCAGGAACAGTAAATTATGAAACTGGTGAAATTTGTTTTGGTCCAGTTAATGTTGTTAATGCAGGAACAGGAATATTTGTTGCTGGTGCAGTAACTATTACTGATGATGTAACTGGAATTGGCGATGTTACTGATAGTACACTATTACCAATAGATCTTCAAATTCCAGTTCAATTTATTCCTGCCAACAATTCAACAATTCCAGCAACAACTCCTGGAACTATTATCAATATAGTTAATCCATCGGTTACAGTTGCTCCTGTTGGAACAGTTGTACCTCCCACAGTCCCACTAAATAGTTTGACACCAACGGATTTCAATGTAATTCCTGCTATTCTTGATATCCCTGCTATATCAAATCCTGGTTCAATCAATGATTCTAGTTGCTTCTAAAGTTAGATGAATATCAATAAGGTCTCCCAGTCTATCGCTTCTCAGGCTCCTGAGTTTCTAAAGACAGATTATCCACTGTTTAATAAGTTTATTGAGTACTATTATAGGTCTCAAGAAAAAACTGGGATGGGTCAAAATATTATTAATAACTTTTTGCAATATCTCGATATTGACAAACTGGATATTAATATTTTGGGTGGTACTACAAAGGTAGTAGAAGCAATTACAGCAGAAAGTAATGAAATCGTTGTTGAGAGTGTTGATACTTTTTTAGATAAAAATGGTTCTATTTTAATTGGTGATGAGGTAATTTATTATGAATCAAGTACATCAGCACCAAACGTTGCTTTAAGTCCTGGTATTTCTTATGAACAGGTAAAATTAAAGTGGATTGGTCTTGCTCAAATTATTAATTCTTTTGATGGAACTACAGTTAGATTTCCTCTTACATCTCAATCTTCTCCAATTTCACCACCAACAGCACAACATTTGATTGTTAGTCTATATGGCGAAGTTTTAATTCCTGATGTTGATTATACTGTTGATGAAGATAATATTGTATTTACAACTGCTCCAAGAGTAAGAGAATTAGGTGATGATACTAGTCTAACATATATTACATTTTTAAACGGTTTTCTTGAGAATAATATCGTTGGTATTGATGATATTTCTCCAGATTTCGGAGATTCTAAGACTAATTTTCTTATTCGTAGAAATGAGGTAAAGTACGAACCTGTTGCGGATGAGTATATTTTAGCAGTTTATGATAATAAATTACTTGAACCAAAAAAAGATTTCTTTATTGATCATGATATATTCATTTTTAATGAAGCACCATTAAACGGAAGAACATTATCTCTTTATTCTATTGAAGCACCAATTCCTTCTTTTGGTTCTGGAGCAGTTGGTTATGCACGTGTTAATAATGATGGAAAATTAACATCGATTGAAATTAATAAAACAGGATCTGGATATGAATACAAATATCCACCTCAAGTATCCATTTCTAGTGCAAATGGAGGAGATGGAGCATCTGCGTCTGCATTAGTAAACGGTGTTAAGGACTCTATTTTATTGGATGGTGGTAAAGGTTATAGTGATACCAATCCTCCAACTGTTGTTATTCAAGCACCAACTAGTTCTGGTTCTATTCAGGCAGAATTAAAAGCAGTTGTTACAGATGGACAGGTATCTGGTGTAGATATTACAAATTCTGGAAGTGGATATACATTTATCCCTAGAGTTTCTTTTTTACAACCTGGTGGTGCAAAACTTGGTACTGCTACTCTTAGTAGCACTAGTGTTGCAGGAACTATTGAAGTATTAGATGGTGGACAGGGTTATACTACACCACCAGAAGTTTATATTGATGAACCATTAGGAGATAATCCTGTAAAAGCAAATTTACGTTCAGTTCTAACTGATGGTAAGGTTACTTCAATTGTTATTGATAATGGTGGTCAAGGATATATAACTACTCCTCGAATTGCAATTATTGATCCAACATCTGCTCAAATTTTAGAAACTATAGTTGATTCTAATGGTAGAATTACTTCTATTGAACTTTTAAGTGGTGGTTTGGGATATGATGATGTTCCATCAGTTTATATTGTAGATAATAGAGAAGATGGTGGAACTGGAGCAGTTGCTACAGCTTCTGTATTTAATGGAAAAATTACCGATATTAATATTAGTAATTTTGGTAGTGGATATTCTTCTTCAAATCCTCCCCAAGTCATTATTCAAAATCCTCCAGAAGCAAGATCTTCTGTTCAAATTGGATTAAATGAAGTTACTGGTTTTACAGTCTCTAAACAGGGAACTGGGTATAGTAAAGCAAAATTTGAGGGTTGTGCAAGAGCAGTTAGTGGTATTGTAGAGTATACTGCATCTGGAAATGCAGTATTTTCAAATAATACTACAGCAGCAGTTGCTGCTGAAAATACAGAAGTTAAATGTCTTGATGCTCTTTTTGTTAAGAGACTTTTAGACAAGTATACTGAACAATTTCTTCCTGATGTTCCAGAACTTGATTATACTAAAATTGACGTTA